GCCTCGGTCTATGGTGGTGTGATCGCCTACTGGCGAGCTGAAGCCGGTACAGTAACAGCTACAAAACCCAAATTTTTAGAGCGTGAGCTCAAGCTTCAGAGCCTTATGGGCCTGGCTTACATGACTGATGAACTCGATCAGGACGCTACTTTTCTTTCTGCGCTGCTCAACGACGCTTTCGCTACTTCGATAAGTAGAGAATCGGAAAGCGCAATTGTCAGTGGCAACGGCGTCGGAAAACCTTACGGAATAATACCCAACGCCGGAACTGTAGAAGTCGCTAAGGAGGGTAACCAGGGTGCGGCTACTATCGAATGGAAAAATATTGTCAAGATGTACAACCGCGCTAAGAAAACATCTTCCAGCGTGTGGCTTGTACATCCTGATGTACACCAGCAGCTCGACTTGATGAGCTTTGCAGTCGGTACCGGCGGAGTACCTATTTATCTGCCCGCATCCATGACCGGGACCATTCCGTCAATGAAGGGTTTGCCTGTTATTGAGAGTGACCAGTGCAGTGCTCTCGGAACTGCCGGTGATATTATGCTGGTGGACCTGAACGAGTATCTCTGGATTACAAAAGGGAACATCAAAACAGATGTTTCAATCCATGTGAAATTCGAGTACGCAGAGAAAGCCTGGCGCTGGATTGTTCGCTGTAACGGTCAGCCGATCAGAAATACCGCTTTGACGATCAAGAACAGCAGCAATACACGTTCACCTTTTGTCAAACTGGCAACCAGAAGCTAATAAACGGGGGTGAAAACCCCCAATACTTTAACAGGAGAAGAAAAGATGTTCAATTTTTTACCCATGAGAACCAGATCGCGGGTGCTGTTAGCTCCGCAGACTACCGAAGTAGGTGCCGAGGCTTACGCCGCTCCTTCTGCCGGAGTAAATGCGATAAACATTCGCGTAATAGCTAAAATGGCTAATGCTGCGGATCTTGTTCTTTCCCTGAAGTACGCCGACGATGCTGCCGGTACAAGTGCAGCGGCGTATCCGTCGAACGTAGACATCTACGAAAACGGCGTTCGTCAGACAGCCGCAAACGCGCATACTATCGACGATGCAGAGGGGGATTTCATTGTCGATTTCTGTATCGATCCGGCTACAATCCCGGACGGTAAGTACGTCGGTTTGAGCTACGCGACTTCTGACGCGGCAAACCTCGTTACAGCTCTTATCATTGAGGACGTGGCTTATCGTCCTACCGTGTCGTAAGGAGGTAAATAATGCCTACTAATGTTGCATCGAGATGGGTTGACGGGAACCTTGAGTTCTACAACCCCGCAAACGGAACGGTATTGCTGCGTCTACGGCCGGAGGGTGTTGAAATCGTGACTACGTACACGACTACGACGACTACCACAACGGTAGCGCCGACGACTACCACAACGGCAGCGCCGACGACTACCACAACGGCAGCGCCGACGACTACCACAACGGCAGCTGTTTAAAAAGAAAGTCTGGATTGCATGAAAGCTTTTATTGACTGCGGAGCCTACAAAGGGAAACTGATAGAGCAGTTTCGAGCGAATGCACGTTACGGCTCTGCTTATAAAGTCTATGCGCTGGAATGTAATCCAGCCCTTTCTCACGTCCGCTTTCCGGGCACTACCGAGATCCGAAAAGCGGCGTGGACTTTTGACGGAGAGCTTGAGTTTTTTATCAATACAAAAGTTCCTCGGATTCAGGGCAATAGTGTTTACAGGGATAAAACAACCGGGCATCTTGATAAAGAGCATCCGGTTAAAGTTCCCTGTTTCGATTTCTCTAAATGGCTGTCAAAAACCTTTACGGCAGAGGATTATGTCGTAATCAAAATGAACATTGAAGGCGCAGAGTACGATGTCCTGGAAAAGTGCATCGTTGACGGCACAATCTCACTCATAAACGAGTTACATATTCAGTGGCACTGGATGAAAATACCGGGGATCTCCCGCGAAAGACACGATAACCTTGTACGGGCGCTGAACAGGGTTAACGGTTTGAAAGTTTACAACGGGTACGGGCGCATAAAGGGCTAAGCAGTGGAAAACGGCATCGTATACATATCTTTCGGAAAGCAGTACGAGAGACTCGCGGCTCATACTATTGCATACTCTCGACAGTTTACGGATGTTCCCATTACAGTAATTACTAATGTTCAGGATCTTGATCCTAAATGGGCGCAGGTAAAGGATATAAATTTTATTACCCTTCCCTGGGGGCAGGACCGTAACCGCGAAGTAAAGACCAGCTTGCCTGAGTTTTCTCCTTACGAAAAGACTCTATACCTGGATTGCGACGCAATTATCCAGAAACCGGGCATAGAACGTGTTTTCGATCTTATACAACCTGATAAGCTGTTGCTGAACATATACGGCCGGTGGACTACTGAGCGCCAGATTATGGGGCTTTACGGTCGTACAATGAGGCTTTCAGGGCTTACTTTACCAATCGATATCTACTACGGAGCTATAAACGGTTTCCAAAAAGGTGAAAAAGTAACTGAGTTTTTCAACACCTGGCAGACTTTATGGAGAAAAAGCGGATCGGGTCGGGAAATGCCTGCCCTCGCTTGTGCCGTAAGAAAATCCGGGATACAGGTTGTAGAAATCGGTAACAAAGACGGGATCTTTACCTGGCTGATACGTGATAACTTCATTATACAGCATGAATACGGGCAGCACGTGAGAAGATTGGTCGGGTGTCCGGATTTCGAAGCTTATAAACCTTTTGACAGGCGCAAAAAATGAGCAGAATAGCTATACTGACTAAAAGCTGTAAATATTTTGCCGTTCCGTTTCTGGCGAAAGCTCTCGGTGCTGATCTATACACTATGGACCATACCCAGGACACTTTTTTCGGTGGTGGGGATAACGTCAGAACATATGAGAACAGAAAAATCGATTGCGAACATTTAATAGTAATCGGGACGCGGGCGCTGTTGGCAATTAAGAACCATATCAGCAGCTATAAATCCGTCGCCGTGGTGTTCTCGGATACTAACTGCTGTATCTTGCGCGACGCGTGGCTGCCTCTGGTTAAGCGGTACGGCGTTACTGTTTACGCAATGCCAGATTTGTTTCAGTACTGCACATGCGAAAAATATCCCATTTATCAGACAATGACCTTGCCTAAGATGGACACTACAAAAACAGAAGGCCCGGTAACGATTTTACACTCTCCCGGCAAGAAAGCGCAGCATAAAGGTACCCGCGAAATTATGGCGGTAGTAAATCTACTGAAACAAACACACGATATCAAGTTAAAAATTCTGACTAAAGAAACATGGTTTGGCTGTCTCAGAGAAAAAGCCGGAGCGCATATATTCATTGACCAATTAGTCTACAAAAATCGGTTTGTGAAGCAGTCCAGATTCGGCGGGAAAATTCCATATCTCGGAGCTCTCGGTAAATCTGGTCTTGAAGCTATGCTGCTCGGCTGCTGCACTGTTACCGGGTCGCCAGTGCCGGACGTTCGTCCGTACTATGCAATTCCACCCGTGATCTTTACGGACGTAGAGCGGGTCTATAACGATTTGGAAATGTTAATCACGAACCCGGAAACCAGACAGCAGTATGCAGAGAAACAAAGAGAGTGGGCGGAGTATTACCTTTCGCCTGCGTTCATGGCATCACATATAACAAGGCATATCAAAAGTGAAACAGTATAACACCTGGGAGCGGTATTTCGATCCTAAACACCCGACGCATAAATGCCAGGTCGCCCGCCATGCCTGGTTCACGGACCGTGTACACGGTGAAAAACTTTTAGGGGTCCGGCTATGAAATGGACAATCGGAATGCCCTCTTATGACAATTTCTCAGAGGTTTTCTGGACCGTTTGTAATCTGTTGGAATACCATAAAGACGTTGATAAAGAAATAGTCGTAATCGACAATTTCGGACATGACGGAATGGCTAAGTTCGTAAAGAACATTCACAAGAAGCACAATGTAAAATATTTCCGGTTTACTGAAAAGCAAGGCGTAAGTTACGCAAAAAATAAAGTCTTCGAAGTCGCCAAGGGTGAATTCGTGCTTTGCATCGATTCGCATATCATCGTAAGACAAGGTACTTTTGACAGGGATATCCCCGGCGACGACTTCGTACAGGGCCCGATAGTATGTGGCGATTTTAACAAATATATCTGCACCTGGGAACCGGTCTGGCGCGGTCAAATGTGGGGTATATGGGGGCCGACCTACACAGAAGAAACTCTCCCGAAAGAACCTTTCGAGATATGGGGGACCGGGGCCGGTTTCTTTGCCTGTCGCCGTGATTCATGGCTCGGTTTTAATCCGGGCTTCCGCGGTTTCGGTGGTGAAACTGGATACATTCAGGAGAAGTACAGGCAGGCAGGTCGTAAAGTCTGGTGCTTTCCGAATATGATCTGGAAGCATAAATTCTATGACCAGACCGCCGGAAAAATCCCGTACAAATGTTTACTGGAGGATAAAGTAAGAAATTATTTGCTCGGGTTTGAAGAGCTCGGACTTGATACGCAGCCGATATACGAGCATTTCGGGTACGACGTAGTTAGATCCATAAAGGCAAGAATGATATGAATTACAGAATGAAACTGATAACTGCACCTGCAGCAGAACCGCTTCTGGCCGCGGACGTGAAGCTGTATTCACATATCAGCCATTCAGTAGAAGATGATATCATTACCGGCTGGATAAAGTTCGCGCGTGAGCAGGTCGAACAGTTCTGGAAGCGGTCGCTCATTACCCAGACCTGGGAAGTAACGTTCGACAAGTTCCCCGTCGTCCCTTTTAATCTGCCGCGGCCGCCTCTGCAGTCTGTAACGTCAATAAAATATTATGACGTCGACAATACAGAATATGAATTTGCAGCTTCAAATTACTTCGTAGATACAGATCATGAACCGGGGCGTATCAATCTGGAGCATGGTATTTCATGGCCGGCTGTTACTCTTCGAGAAATAAACGGATTAAAGATACGGTTTGTAGCTGGTTATGGCGACGCGGCAACAGATGTTCCGCAGGCGGCAAAGGAAGCTATTACTCTTTACTGTGCATACAGGAATGAAAACCGTATCGGTGAAACTGAAGTACCTAAAGCTTTTTACGATATACTCAGGCCGGACAGGGTTTACTATCAATGAACAGGCAAGGTAAAAAATCTTTTGCTACTGAGAAGCGGCATTATATCACCATCCAGACAAAAACTAAAGTCGCGGACGGTGAGGGAGGGTTTACTGATACCTGGACGGATTCAGATAGTATCTGGGCGGCTGTTTACCCGATGAAAGCAGTTCAGCGTTTTGAGTATAAATCTATCGATGTCGACGCTACTCACGTTATCAAAGTGGATGGCCTTGTTCCCATATCAGAGCTGAACAGGGTTAAATTTGGCGGGCGTTATTTTGAAATATTGACAGTAGAAAACCTGAAAGAACAGGATTTCCAGCTGTACATTGTTTGTAAGGAGATCAGGAATGGCTAAGCCCCTTATAACTACAAATAAATTCGGCCTTCGCATGGGCGATTTCAAAAAAGTAACGAACGAGCTCTGGCGCGAAGAGATGGGGCGTGTGGTAAAAGCCGCTAAAGCTGTAAAGAGCAGAATACTTGATTTTATAGATTTTAATGGTATTGGTACCGTGTCCGGTAAATTGAAAAAAAGTATTAAATACAGGCGCACTAACAATGCTGTTTTTGTAGGTTCGACAGACCCAAAAGCCCATTTAATAGAATTCGGGACAGAAGAACGAACAGTTCGAAACTATATGGGAAAAGAAGGTGTTACAAAAGCTGTCGGGCGTATGGACCCGAAACCGTTTGTACAACCAGCATTTGAAGACATGAAGCAGGATGTTAAAGATATAATGGCGGAGCCTCTCGA